AACTTGTTAAAAGTTACTAATTTTGCGTGGTTAAAATTTTTAGTTAAATTTACAAGTGTAGGCGCTAAAACTTATGGATTTCCGGGACAATTGCCTTTGCCTATAGGATAAAAAATAAAAAGAGGGAAAAATTCCCTCTTTTTTATGATCTGACGATTTAAATTTTCGTTATTTAATTTTAATAGTATTTTTAACAATGGCCTTTTCTTCTTTCTTAGGAATTTGAAGCTTAAGAATTCCTTTGTCCATTGTTGCGTCAATCTTTTTAAGATTGTATTTATCTGAAAATTTCCAACTTAAACAGAAAGATCTTTTTGCAATACCTCTCTGAATATAATTAGGTTTTTCTTCGTTTTGTTCTTCTCCTTTTTCATACGAAACTGTAAGAAGCCCATCAGTTTCTTCAATTTGTATGTCCTCTTTATTAAGACCTACAGCAGCAATTTCAATAGTTGCTGTTTTATCATCTTCATAAATGTCTACAGGATAGCCCGGTTTTGAATTAATTGCGGGCAAAAAGAATGAATCTGTTTTAAAAAGATCTCTGAATAAAAGATCCCATGGTTCAACCTCATTGTGGTTTAAAAAACGTGCTAATTGTGTCATAATTAAATCCTCCTTAAATGAATTTATTTTAGTTTGATTGGTCCTTAGATCCAATCAGAGTTAATAATTGTCGTCAGATCAATTATTTTTCATAATTATTTATTCATGAAAAAAGAAAAAGTTTTGTTCAATTTTTGTTAAATTTTTGTTAAATTTTTATGGATATATGACAGCTCCTCGACTTACTTCCCAAACGGTTTCATAAGCAATATCAGCCGTATTTTCGGTGCGAAGGAAAGTTCGTCTTTCAAGTTTCCAGTTATTTATTGGATCACTTGCATCTGTAATAGTTCCTCTGTCTGCAAAATTAAATAATGACCAAGAACGTGGATAGTTTGGCATCATATTACTTGCATCGTATAAAAATCCATAAGATGATATATCACATATGTTATTCAGAAGCGCGTCATAAATATAATATGTATACCAAGTTTCTCTTGTTGTTTCATATAAAGAGGATGTAGTTGGCCATAAAGCTGAAACAGGACTTTGAGCCCGAACATTTGTTGTTATAGGAATAGTATTATATGTATTATTTTTCACAATCAACATACTATTGACTACACTGTTAACAATTGAGTAAGTTTCATTACATGATGCGGTAGATAAATCTATTATACTACTATGAATTGTTGGAATAGGCAATGTGAAACTTATTACTCGGGAGGTTGGATCCCAACTAACATCGCTTAATAGACTAACGAGTAATTGATAATTTGGCTGTGTATCTCCACAAGTAGACGCATTAAATCCATAAATTTGATAATATCCATAATATCTTGTATCTTCGCTGGTAAGACTTTCCCATGTTGTATAATCGGGATCGGCTTTAATAGATTGTATATTAGATACATAAGCATTATAGTCATCGTCGCTGGTACATGTTATTAATAAAGTCGAAACATCAGCGCCAGGATCATAAGATAATGTAATTGAACCATTACCGGCGCACGATACACAAGTATAAAGTCCTGAACCACTCCATATCCACGAATTTGTGCCCTTAGTCGTTCTTCGCATCGATATTTTAACAGGATTAATTAAACCACCCGCAGGATTGTAGGTATTCGCGGAATGTAAATCAGTATATCTCCATAACCATGGCGAGCTAATTGAGTCTTTACTTGGCATACTTGGAGTTCCATATGTAGTATAAGTTATTTCGTATCGGCAATTAGTGCCGCCATTCCATACCATCGATGGGTCGATCGCATAATTTATTTTATGTATACTAGCGTCCCACGGTAATTCGCAAGAAATTTCCGATTCGTATATGGACTTTAGTTTTAAGTCCCAATTTGTATTGTTATTATTTGGATCATATACGCTTCCTATAATTTCTATTTTAACATAATCGCCATCATTATATTCAATGCTATCAAAACGAGAAATATATCGCAATCCATACGTGCCTTTGTATGTGTGGGGCACGTATCTTGCGCTTCCATCCGGATAATTACTTGGATATAAACTTGTTGTTGCTGAACCTCCATGAATAAAATTATCAATTAACGTTCCAGCGCTATTTGATGATGTACAATAATATATTTTTAATTGTTCCGGCACAGTGTATCCAGTAAAACTCCACGCCAAATATTGAACTGGAATTCCAGAACTTGTACATATATCATATTTAAGAGTTCTTGATTTATTTTGTCCATAATCCGTAACATTATTATAAGTTAAAGAATATGGGTAGTTTACGTCCGAGCCTAACGACGTATCGCAATTTATTGCTTCTACATTAATAGCATCTAAACAATCTCGAAGATCTGGGCTATATCTAGCTCCGGAAATATTATAAGATGAATATTGTATAGAATTAATATAAATAGATCTAATTACAGGGTACAACGTTGCGCCAAACACTATTTCATTTTCAATTGGATGAATTGCTTGTACCGAAGGATCCGCGGCAAAACTTGAACCAGATACGAATACGATTTCTCCGTTTGTAGATCCGTTTCTCCAATCAATTACATATTCTCCAAGAGTTCCTGACGTTAAACTTACATCATCGCAATTTAAGAAGCCAGTTTCTTCATAAATATTTGGAAAAAATGGTTGATACGTTGTACAAGCTGTATATACTTCGGGCGTATAAAATTGAACATTATCACCATAATCAAATGATTCAGCGTTATATGCCCATGCTCTTACATAATAATTAGTTGAACTATTTAATCCCGATATATTTAAATAATAAACACCTTCTCCATAAGTAGGATATTGCAATGATGAATCGGAAATTGTAGGATTTGAAGAAGTACTCCAACATATGCCGCGCATTACAGTAGATCCACCAGATATAACGTTGCCGCCTCCTATTGCAGTATAACCTTCGATATTTGTAACATTAAGTGTAGTAACCTGAACGGATTCAAGAGGTGGTGGCTCAATATAGATAGAAGGAGAACGCAATATAAGTTTTCTGCTAACGTTAATATTATTTCTTAATCGCAATGTAGCAGAATTAATATTTAATGAATTATTTATAAATAATCTATTGTCCATTATTGAAAATCGCTTAAAGGAGTTCTTTTAATGATATCTCCTACTTTTATATATAAAAAATTTTCATCTGCGTGTATATTCATATTTAATAACGCAGTTATTTCTGGAGAATTTTGTGTCTCTTCTTCAAACTGGCCCTCGATTTCAAGGATTTTTTTGTCTATAGATAATGTAATATTTTCTATTTGTCTTCCGTTGTAAAACACTGTTAACTCCGGAGCGACAAAGGGCTGTGAAACATATCCTTTTTCTTTAACTTTTATTATCATCTTAAAATAATTCTTGAATTAAATTTCCGTAACTATCATAACTTTCTACGCCAATACTAAAGTTTACGCTATCCTTAAATATAATAGGAACGCTTTCATTGAATACGCGAAAATACATTGCGTTGTTATTAACGTACCTCGCTGTCCAGATATTTTTCTGATTTAGCATATAATTACTTGGATCATATTCGGCCCTTAATATAACTAATGTACTTGTATCAACCTCAATCGCTTTGTTATAATAATAAAAATTCGAATTTACTAAATATAATGAAGGGTCATACCACATATCATTAATTCGATCATGATCAAATTGAATATTTGTTAATGTAAATGTATTATCTAAATAATATTCTCTACAATACGAATCACTGTGATATATGCTAAATTCGTTGTTCTTTTCTATGGCACTTTCGGTTGTCATTATAAAATTAGTAAATGCAGAAAATGCATGTTTTGCTCGAATTTCATATATACTTGTATCTAAGAATAATTCGGGAAGTGGCTTATCAAAGGTGTGCCTATTTCCTGATACGTCTACTACTCTATAAGTAGCTCCCCATGAATATCCATTATTAATATCGGTGGCTATTAAAGCAACTGCTTGCTGTTCTTTGAATGAATAGTTAGCAATATCTGCAACATAAGACGTTTCATTATTGCTTACAGTTGTTACTTCTCTGCGAGTATCATTTAAAATGAATAATGCATTTGAAGCGTTGGTAACAAAGGAAGCAGGCAATGCATTTAATGTTATAGAAGCCGGATTAGTTAACGTTGCCGATACAATGTTTGCGCTTATTTCTTGTATTAATGAGTAGTTTTCTCTACTATATTGTAATATTTGAACTTGATCTCCTGTAATAAAATTTTGAAAATCTTTATCAACGGTGATAGTGTTTCCAGAACGAGTCAAAATACGTTCAGTTATATTTGTTATTCGATTAAGAGAATAAGGCTCCATAACATCTTGAAAATATGTTACAGAAGGAATTTTTATGTATGGACGTCCAGTGTTATCAAATTCTATTTTAAGACCTTGTAAAGAAATATAACGATCATAAATAGGATAACGATTTCTTGAAATTAGCGTATTTACTTCAGCCATTGACATGTACTTACTAACATCATAACCCATAAATGTAGAATTATCTACAAGCAGATAAATATTAGGTGATTTAACCCATACTTTATATGGCGTTAAAGCTTTATTGTATATTAATGTATTGTATCCGTCCCATGCTCTTAATTCTAATGTATAATCTCCTATATGATTAACATGCATTACGTGAATACTATTATCTATTTCATATATCCCTGGAGCATTTCCACCCGTGAATGCTGAAGGGTCACCATTATAATAAACTGTTGGGTTTATCTGCCATAAAGGTACACGAGGAGAGGTATATACAAAATTAGTAGTAATCATTTGTTCCTCTATGCTTGTATCATAATGCCAATTTATATAGCTCATTAGATTATCGGATGATGACGTTAATCCAGCATTCATTTCAATTTTGCCATCTAAAATATCGAGTATGTATTCTTTATTTCCAAGTGATATCCTATCCCCTACACCATCAATTGCATAGTAGTTTCGGAATTTAAGAAGAGGCACCTCATAATCATTATCATACACATATTGTAATCTGCTTCCAGGCTCCCAATGAAATGATACATAATCATAAAATGTGTTTATAGTGCCGCTCGAAGATTCCATCACATAGTGATCAATATAAGGTGTAATAATTACAGTTTCTTCTTCTGCAATTACAGAAGCATCTTTAGTTAATGTAAATAAATATGGCTTATTTACGATATTGTAAATTATAGATGAATCTTTAGTGACTAATATTCCTCTTCCGCTTGTAATTTTATACTCTCCCTTACTACGTAAATTTTTACTATCTGATGCATCTATTGTAATATGCGTGACAGGTGATATTGTATATGCTATTGAATTTGCCCATATATCATCTATGCTTGGATCTCTTAAATATGCTTTTTCAAGATATATGGTTAAATTACTTGAAACATCATAGAAAACTGATGATACATCAAGAATATTATAAAATCTTATATCATTTTCATATATAAATAAAGGATTTGTCACAAGCGTTGAACCTATAACACCTGCGTTATCTTTTTCAACTGATAAACGATATGAAATTTCATTTACGTGTTCAAGAGGATATCCAAAAGTTGCCCCAACTAACATGTAATTGCTGGGATTAGCGAGATAAGACGGATCTTGTAAAGAATAATATACGTTTGGAGTATTGGGATTCCACGCAGAATGAGCCATGTCAATAAAACGACATGTTAAATTTTTTATAGTTAAATCATTTATTTCTTTTATAGATAAACGAATACTTGCATCACCTTGTACTAATTCAGAATTAACATCTAAGGCATAAGGAGTTAAAGGTTGATGCACATTATAATTAAATCCTATATTATCTGTTGAATAAACAAGATTTTTAACTCTTTCAAAATATACGCCTTCTCCTGTTATATCAATAATACGACAATTAACACCTATAATGTATTTTTCAAGCCACTTTTTAAGGGCATTTAATTTAACAAAAACCTCTTTTAAATTATACGCATAACAATTTTCAGTTAAAGGTGTTCCATAATCGTCTAAAAAGCCCGTTTCTCTTGTTATACAATAAAACATTGATAACTGATTAAGCTTTTTAAGAGTTTGTCGTTGTCTAGGGTCAAACATCTGAATAGTTTGAGTTCTGCCTAAAACCTTTTTGCCTGTAATGTAATCAAATACATCAGGTGCACTGTATGAAACTAAAAAAGATAATCTTGTCTTTCTATGTATATCTTTTACGTCTAAAAACCATTCGCGAAAATAAATATCATCATAACCTAACCATTTAACAGCATTTATTAACGCCTTATATGTTCCTACGTATGGCATGATTTTATCATGCTCAAGTATCATATGTTTTGATTTTTGATTAAGTAACTTCCAATCGGGGTAATCTTCGTTAATATCCGATTCTTTAAATAATTGTAGAATATCTTTTGGGTCAGGCAATCCAAAATTTCCTAATAATGTTCGATGTCTTTCATCTTCTCCAATCGATTCTGCGTTAACAACAATATCAGCTATAATATATAATGTGTCATCAACAAGATGATACATTCTTAATATTCTTTCAAAGACACCTTCAACGTCTGATTTGAATCCTATATTTACTTGTAAGGGCACATTAGGTGCATAAGTACTAATGTCAAAGGCAATAACATTTGTCCATGTAATTTCATTTGTCCATTCATTAACATCAAAAAACTGAATTTCATCTTCTTCACCTACTAATTCCATAATTAAAATATAATTACTGGCATCATAGGGACGAATATATGAACTACCATCTTGTTCTAATATGCTCAAGTGTTCTGTTTCAACTAAACCTTGGGATACTGGTTCTAAAAACACTGCGGCAGCATATGTAACCGAAGGATACACAAATGAGGCATCTAATGTAACATTTATATCACTTATAGATTTAGTTGTTATTCCCTCGGGATTAAAAATTGATATATCTCTTGTTATTATTGTGGCTTCGGTAGAACTTAACGGAAATACACCAGTAGCATAATCATATGTATAAAAAACTGATACGTCATTATTATCGTACAAATATCCTTCATTAGTAATCTTTGTATCCACTACAAACCCTGAAGGATCTACGATTAAAAATCCTTCGGCGTTTTTCCCTGTAGGCGATTCAATCTTTAAATTAACAGTTGAAAGTGGTATCCAATTAAGATTAGAACCTTTTTTATCAAATATTTTCCAATTTTGTATGTTCATTATGAAATATTCGTTGTATTTTTATCGTGTGCAATACTAAACCATTTCTTTATCAATTTTGAATATTCTATTAAGTTGTATATCATACTTTCGAGAGCACCATATAAAGAATGTTGTAAAGGATTTGCCCAAATTTCGGGTGACGTTCCCTTTTTTAAAATTTTTCCTTTATATCCAAAACCAAGATTAAGAAACACATCATTCATATGTTTTGCTTGATAAAGATAAGAAGGCCTTACAGTATATTTTTTTCTTCTTTCGTCAGTATTCATCTTATAAATTATTTAAAACTACAACATTATTTTCAGAGTTAATATCTTTTGATGTATATCCTCTTACTTGAATGTTAATTGATGATAATTTATTTTTAACTATGCTATCTTCGTAATATGTTCCATTGGCGTTTTCAAAACCTCCTCGAATCAAGGGATAAACGTCTTTAATTGGAACTTTATTGCTAAATGCATCAATAACATATCTTTCAAGAATTATGTCTCCGTATTCATCAATACCGTAATGATTACCGTATATATTTTTATTGTTTTTATCTGCATCAAACCAAACATTAACAGAGTCTACTCCATCTATATCTTCAATAACTTTAACAAGATCAGATGCAGGTATTCTATCTCTTCGTGTATTAGTTAAAAAGTATTCAGATGTCTTTGAAATTATATCTTGACGAACAGTGTCATAAACGCTTCCTTCCCATAATATCAATGACATGTTTAACGTAAATCGAGGATATTTTAAATCTAATATTACATTGTCAACTGTTAACACTCTTTGCCCACTTTGTTCAATTAAATCTAATATTGCATATTTTTCATCAATTGATAATTCAAATGCCTCTTTGGGACAAGTGTAATAGTTATAGCCTCCGGTTAATCTTTTTGTAATATCGGGGATTAAAAATAAATATACGGTATTATCATCTAAACGGTGATAATTTATTTCTTCTTGCCATTTAATCAAATTATCATAGGCATTATTGAGTTCTGTTTTTTTAGCAATTGATTTTTCAGAATTTGCACCGTATGTAGCAAGCAATTTTCGATATTCAAGATTAAGATCTTCATATATTGTTTTTGCTTGATTATACTTGTCTAACACATATTGATCATCATATGTCTGAAATCCTGGTATAGCATCTATAACAGAAAAGATATTTAATTTTCTTAAGAAATATATGTAATTGTTTGCATTAGCAAGAACAAAACTTCTTGATGCATGAGGTGCTAATAGTCGAGTAAGATATAAAGGTTCATCACTAGTTCCAAACATTAATTGGTTTTTGATTGTTACAGTTATGTATTTGTTTAAATCCATTTTATCACCTTTAGGTGAATATCCCGATGTAGTAAATTTCCAATTTTCTTTTGCGTTATTTTCCATTGCATTTAGATTACCGGCAGGGCCATCAGTAATTAAATATTCAACTAATATTGTTGATCCTAAACCGGGTATTGCACCATTGTATCCATTCCCAAAGAATACATCTATGCCACCCGTTTGTCCAGTTTTAACCATTACTGATTTTTCATTGAATCCCATATCTAAAATAGAATTTACAATTTCCCATTTTTCACCATTTACAAAAATGCTAATGTAATAATTGTCTATGCTAGCACCCTTTTTATTTTGAAAGTTAAACGATTGCAAGGGATCTCCTGAACCAGTCGCTTGCTGATATTCTATTTTTCCTTGTACAACATTAACTTCTAACGTATTTGTTATGCTTTCTAAATTATATAATGCTTCTTCACCAGGTAATATTATTGTATATGTTAAACCATTTTGATTATTAACTAATGTCGTATAATTAGGAATAATTAACATTGTTGTATCTGTAGGAAGTTTTCGGCCAGAGAAGGAAAATTTTAAAGTTCCACGAGCAGCCATGGCTCTTGATGGATTATGTCCCGTTAAACTTGCTAATCCTTTTATACTTTGAGGTCGAGTTGCTGTTTTAAGATTTAATTCTGTTATGGAATCTTCGATATAAAATAAAATCATTCTTCCGTAATGAAGTATGACTTGAAGTAATTGTCCCATCGGAGAAGCCATTGTAAAATATTGGCCTAATTCCCCGTATGTCTTTTTAATGAAGGCTAAAGCATCTTCATAAAGTTCTGAAAATTTTATTCTTGTTGTTGTAAATATTTCCATATTTTTATTTATTTTATAAGTAACCCGATAGCTCTTTGATCATTTATAAAAAAATCAATAATAGCATAATCATAATTTTCGGCTTTTCCAAATGAAACAACTGGACGAATGTCATAATCCTTTGTTTCATTAATGTATCTATTTATTTGATCTTTAATTTTTTCTTCCAATTGATTTTTGTTTATACGAGATTCAAACACAAGATCATCTATTCCTACACCAAACGCGATATCTCCTAATACTTCTCCGGGATGTGTACTCATTATTACTTTAATCTTACTAATGATCGATTCTATAGCATCACGATGTTCTAGAACGCCATATTGAAAGTTAGGATCCTCGGGATTTCTTATGTATATGTCTTTTATCATTATAATATTTATTTATGTTTGCATTTATCACCATGAGATCTACTATAATGCCAGGGATAAAAACTCTTTTTGCAGTATTGGCATTCAATTTTAGGCGTATTTTTTAAAGTATTACTGATTTTTTCTTTTGATTTTTTAGAATGATGTTTTTTATACATTCCGTTTTTTTCGCCAAACATAGGGGATTTATTTTCCTTTTGTTTTTGTTTAACTTCAGGACGTTGCATAGCTAATCGCGTATTAGCTTTTATACGTTTTATAGTTTCTTTTGATCGATGTTTGCCTTTATTCACAGCTTCTTTTCCAAACATTCCGTTTTTTTCTCCGCGAGTATAATAATGCCGTCTTTTCTTTTCGTCATCTGATGCGTTATCTTTTGTTTTTTTTACCGATATGCTTAAATTGTGTTTATGTTCTTTTGAAAATTTTTTTCCTTTATGAGATTTACTTTGTTTTTGTCGGGTTTCTTCGGATACAGGGACAGTCATAAACAATTCTCTCGCGTATTTGTAATCATATGATTTTTTTATACATTTATTTGAATTCCCAAACGTCATTTTATGAAATGCGCAGGCGATTTTTCGGTTGTTTTTATGGATATACGTTAGCAATTTATGACAAACAAAGTGTTCTCTTGCTGTTAATAAAACTAAATTTTCTTCATCATCGTTTCCGCCTAAACACTTTGGAACTATGTGATGATTTTCATAATAAATATATCCCTTTTGGTTTTTACGCAATTTAGTTCTGTTTTGAATTTTAGCGGCAAAAATTATATTATCATATATCTTAATATAATTCATTTACTTTTTATTTTATATATCTTAAGAAAACAAAGGAGAGTCATTGCTCTCCTTATATAAATTATTCGTTTTCGAAAAGTTGTGGATAATATGGCTCATGTTTGCTTTCATCTCCTACCGTGGCCATTTGCCACTGTCTCTTTCTCTTATATCTTTCGCTGTTTGAGCCCCAGCCTGCTTCCACCTTTTTCTTAGGCTTTAATAGTGGAGATAAAACATGTTGTTTAGCTCTATCTTCTTCAGGAACATCTTCGCTTCCGACGTAATCTTTAGGATTAACCAGTTCGCCTTTGTATTTAAATGCACTGCTCCACGAGCCGTTGGCGTTATCTTCTACAAAGTCTGTGTCTTTAACTATTTCTTCACCATCAGCCGATTTAAGAATTTCTACATAACAACGTGGATCATTCATAAGATCTGTTTTTAACTTTAAATTTTTAGATAATTCTGTCATCATGTATTTAAACGTTTTAACATCAGGATATGTCCAAAAGGATATAAGTTTATATTCTTCTGCAATCCATATTCGGCCCGGATATTTAAATTCGAGTCTTTCACGAGTTTTTGGCGGTGTCTCGGATACGATTATATCTCCATGGGTTTTTCCTTCTTTTGACATATAAAATTTTCCATCATATAATCCAAACGAAAAAGTAGTTCCTTCATACCATGCTAATTTATCGTTAGAATTACTACTATTAGGTTGTAAAGCAAAGTCAGGCGTTTCAAATAATCGAGGGTAGTTTTCTTCCTTCTTACTTTCATCCCCAACTCTGGCCATTTGCCATTGTCTTTTTCTTCTATAGCGATCACTGTTTGATCCCCAGCCAGGTGGTACTTTTCGTTTTTTCTTAAGAAGTGGTGATAGGATGTGTTCTTTTGCCCGATCTTCCTCAGGAACGTCTTCACTTCCAATATAATCTTTAGGGTGGATATGCGATATTTTAAATTTATCGCTATTATCAGTATACATAAAATCCCATTCGCCAAATTCTGAATTATGCATCATTTCGCCTTTTTGTATTTCTCCTGTATCTTTTTTCCTGATTATTTCTACTAACCATTCAGGATCACCCATAATATTAACATCTAATTTTTTAGACAATTCGTCAATAATTTTTTTAAAAGTTTGGGCATCTGGGTATGTCCAAAACGATATAAGTTTTTTGTCTTTCCAAATTCTTCCAGGGTATTTAAAAGAATTTCTTTCTATGTTATAGACTATATTATTTTCAGGATTTTTAATCACAATGTTAAAATGTGTATTTCCTTTTTCGGAAATATATAATTTTCCGTCAAATACCCCAAATGCATAATTTTCACCATCTGCCCAGATAAACTTTCTAAAATGTGTAAAATTTCCATCATAATACATAGGATAATTAACTACATCGGGATTTTCAAATAATTTTTGACTTTCATCTATTTCTCCGAAATCTTCATAGCTAAAACGATATTTAAACTGAGGATTTTTCTTCTTAAGAGTTTGTATTAATTTTTCTGTTGAAGGCCCAAAATTCTCAAACGTATCACTTGCAACAAAAACATATTCATCATAAAAACGATTAAGTAATAAGAAGTTTTCTTGATCTTCATATACGCCTCCGACATTTGCTATTTGAGATGCATATTTATTATAGTAATCTGTATTAATTACTTTAGCATCGATTAAAGCATTAGCCATTAAACCATGATTAAAAGGCATATTATACATTGCAACATATAAATTTCCGTCTTTGTCTGCTATTGCACGAACCTTATTATCAAATCCGTCCAAAGAAGGCGGGTTAATAATTATAGGCGTTTTTGGCAATTTACTATTCCAAGAAGGAACTTTTGTAACTATTTTATAATTAGAACGTAATTCAACAGGTTTATCGGAAGGCATAATACCAAAACGATCTTGATAAAATTTAGCCATAACGCTATTTCCTTCATTAACTTTAGATGTTTTATTTTTTGCCCTAATCAATTCATCCCATAAATATGGATAAAATTTATACTGGGGGTTAACTTTTTCTGCCGCTTTAATAAATAGAACATATGCTTTACGTGCTTCTTCGATATTTGGCATCTTATATTTTATTTTATACCCACCACCTTCAAAATTATAATCGCTATCTAATATAGAATTTGATTCTCCTAAAGCAAATTCATTTTCCTCCCAAATTCTTTCAATTGTAACAAATTTTTTCGGAATATTCATCCACCAAAAATCTTGAAATTCTATGTATCCAGCATCTGAAAGTTCTTGAATTAAACTAAAATGAGTAGCTTCATCATTAATAAAAAGATATAAATTTCCTTGAGGATCAATTAGTCCCCTTGCATTTTTACAAATATGTCGAAGACTCGAAGGATTTTTTATAATTCCTTTTTTAAATGATTTAGTTGAAATAATTACATCTCTATCAACTTGATCTTTTTTAATATTTAATACTTGTTGTTTAGCATATTTTTTCTCAAAATCTGAAAACTCTTGAGGAATATAAAACATACGTTCTTTTGCAATATCGGCGACATCTTCTTTTAATCGAGGGTAATATTCATTGCCAAATGATTCAAATAATTTATTTATAGGAATAAGCATTACATATTCATTATATTTAGTTAATGATCATAAACCAATCGGCTGTACTATCAGTTTTGATTTTTTCTGTAAGTTCAGTTAATTCTTCTTTACCTTCAGCTCTAATATCATTGTAATTAATTTGAACACCACCAATTAACGTCATATTAAATGTTCCCAGTATTCTTGCTAATTGGATTTTACATTTTGCAATAACCCATTTAAGAAAAAGAGGATCATCGTATAAATCTTCTTCGGGAATTTGATTAAGAGTTGTAACCCATAATGATTCTACTGGATCACGTCCAGTTATGATTAATCGTTTTGTATTAATATTAAAATGATGATTAATGTCTTTAAGGTTATATTGTCGAGCTAAATCCCAGAAACTCCATTGTACTGTACGATATGTTATTTGATCAGATGATAAAGGCGTTAAATAAAGATCAGCTGCCATTAATCTATCAAATGTTAAATCGGGGTCATGAATCCCAAACACTCTTTGCCCAGATGTCATTTCATAGACATATTTAACAGCCATAACACATGGAGGCAATTGAAATGTTCTTGTATCTTTCCATTCTTGTGTATGATAATACTTTTTGTCTAAAACATACCAAGCATCTTGCACAGCATCTCTATACTCACGATACATCCACTCCTTTTCAATACCTATGATTCTTTCAACTTCAACTTCAGGAAGTGAAAACGGAATTGCACAACTTGCTGTTATTTCATTATCAACTAATGATATAAAATCTTGTTTAGTCATTATAACGTTTATTTTATTGTAACAGATTCAATATAATCTGAGCCATCGCCATCCCAATAAAAATTCTTTTTATATTCACCACGCTCGGGATCAACGATAATCCCAAAACTATGTCCAGGGTTACCAATATCTTTCATGTATTCAATTAATTTTTTTAAGTTTTTTCCTGAGCCTTTACGAACAGTGACAATTACTTGTTCAGTATCATTTTCTTCAAATAAAAAATTTTCTTTAATTAATTTAGCTCTCATATTTTTTATTTATTTCTTTTATTCATATTTTTAATGTATGTATAATCACGAATTTCTTCTACACGTACAGCATCATTAGGTTTTGGCATTGGCATTTCTTTAACTATAACTGTTGAATTTTCATCTACTTTCATTCTTTTTCCTACTGTTGCAAATTTAACCAAAGAATTTGATACTTTACAATTTATAACTTCTTCGTTATTAACAATGTATGAATTTTTAACTTCATTGCCTGCATTAATACTAGCACCCTCGAGATATGATTCATTGATAACATTTTTGCTAATATAACGAGAATTATAAACTCTTGCCTTATTTATGTTACAAGAAACAAAGTTACAATTTTCTAAAACCCCTGTAATATCACAAGAAACAAAATCCATATTCTTTACTAATGTTCCGCTGACTCTTCCTTTTTTTAACTGAAATCTTCCAACATCTGTATCATAATTAAATTGTCCTTCTTTTAATTCGCCATTTATTATCATTTCAAAAAGAGGAGTTCGTATTTGATTCCAATATGTTTTAAGAATTTGTTGTGAAGTTTTTAAATCAACATACACTTTAAGATCTTGAAATTCTTTTAAAAATATATCAGGATCCCAATAAGACATTTGAATTTTATCAAAACTTTCAGTTAATCTTTTAATCTCGTATTTTTCAAAATCGCTTATTTCTTCTTCATTGACACTTTGATAAGTCTTAAAAATAAAATACTCTAAAATATCTTTAATTTGTTTTGGTTTTGATGTATAATCATTGCCTCCAATATAATTGCACTCAAGAATTCCTCGCGTGTAATCTTTAAAATTTATTCCATAATATTCGGCAAATGATGTGTTAAGAATATTTTGAATATGATTTTCTATTTCTGATTCATTGATATATGATGAACTTGGAGTTAACGACTTAATAGATAATGCATAGGGAGAACCCTTTTGTTCGGGAAATCTCTGATAAACAAAATTTTCATCAAATTTTAAAATTAGTTTTGCGGGATTCATTTGCGAAATACTCTGGAGTGTATCTAAGTGACGATGATTAAAAGATATAGATGTCTTTAACCCAGTATCATAAGATGTCGAGCAGTTCTCTGATAACCATCCAGTGACCTCGTCAATAATAGGAAGTATGGAATGATAATTTTGAGGAGCAATGCAAAATTCATAACGAGATCGAGTAGCTTCATATTCTTTTATTAAAATAGCATTAGAATAAGAAGGACTATATAATGCTTCATTTGTGAGAATAATATTTTTGCCAGTTAATTTTCCTAACGCTTCTACAATAAATTTGGGCTCTTTAGTCGAATAAAACTGAAATCGTAATCCTACATCTGTAAAGTTTAAAACCTCAAGTACTGAATATGATTTTGGCTTTCGCATGTGTATATCTTATGTATAAAGATTTATTTTATATATTCAAATAAAAAGGAGCTCATAGGCTCCTTCATTTTTATTTTTTCTCTGGTAATTTAAACACCAATTTATCATTTTCGTAAGCATCAAACATTACATTAATAACATCATTAATCATGTAATTATTTGCCATTATCTTATTCTTTTTAAATTCTTTAATTGGGACTAAGCCAGTTAAATCTTCGACATTAATAATAACACCAAAGTTCATTACGGCTGCTACGGTAGCTTCTAATACTTTATCCTTCGATTCAATTATAAAAGTTTGGATTTTTTTAAGTTTATCTTCAGGATTTTCTTTAGTAAGAATTATACGATTATCCTTTGTTATTTCTGATATATAAAACTCTATAGGATCTCCAGGCTTAAATGCTCGCTTATTAAATAGCGATTTTGTTTCATCATCCATTTTAGATGTATGTAATAATCCCGTAAATAATTCATCAAATTCAATAAATATTCCGTATTTAGATGTTCCAGTAACAACCCCTTCATATTTTTCTGTTAAATCTAATTCTTGTGTCTTTGTGGGTAATACATGTGCAAGATATTTTTTATGAGAAACAATAAACGAATTAAGCTCTTTAAGATAATCTTCTATCATTACATAAATCTCCTTCCCAACATAAGACTGAAAATCTATAATTTTATTAGGAGCTGCAAGAGATCCTGGCATAAATGCTTCAATTCCTTGAACTTCAACAAAAAACCCGCCTTTATTAGCTTCATTAATTTTTGCTATATAGGCTTTCGTCGGATTAGTTATTTGTTCCATAAATTCTTCTCTAACAGAATTCAAGTGTCCTTGCCATAATGAAATTTTAACTGATGGGGTTGATTCAAGTATGTATGCTGTTATGTTTCTAGATAAAAATTGTCTTTTAAAATCAGGGTCTTTTAAATCATCAGTTAATTGCTTAGGATTACTATATCCGTATGCCTGAATAAATTTCTTTTCTCTGGATAAGTCTACTGTAGAAACTAAACCTCCTGATAATTCAACATCTATGAATTGATTATCGGGATTAAAAATATCAGTGATTGGAACAAATTCACCTTTTTTAAGGTCTTTTTTAAGTAATTCAGAATCTTGATTTGTAAAAATATCGAAAAGTCTTTGTGCATAAGGTTCTCTAGAAAAACATTTTTCAGTTTTAGAGTTGCCATTTATTGCACGGTTGGGGAATAATCTGGTACTTCCATTATATCCATCTTCGTAAATTTCCCAATTAAAATTATCGGGTGAGTTCTGATTCATATTTATTTTAGTTTAAAGGGTTAAATAAAAAAATTATTTATAATCTATATATTTTAAGAAAAAAGCTTACTTTGCATACTAATGTCTGAACAGTATGAATTATAAAAAGAATATATAAAATAAATATCATTTTATGGATCTAAAAAACGTATATTTAACAACGCTAATAGCTGAATGGCCAAGAATTTATAACTATAATAATCAAGTTATAAAGAACTATTTAGATGTTATTTATGATGAATCTCAAGGTTTAGTAATAGTGCCTGTAAATACAACCGGGAAAGTTAAAGGCGCAACAGGTGAATTTGTTAACCTCATCGCTGATGATATTGTTGTACGAAAAAATATCGTACGATTGCATGAAGATACGTCAACTTACACGGGAACATTTTTAACACAAGATGGTTCAACTGTAACTGTTGAAAACGGTATAATTATTTCTGTAGGCTAAATATTGGCATAATAATGAACTGCGCAATTCACATAAATACTGATGTAGTGAACAAATATAGTGTGATTATGAATGCACAAATTTTTACATAACATAAGAATTTTACTATTACTGATTATGGCAAGTACAAACATTATAGCAAATCATACAATAGTAGCAGACTATGATAAAATTCCTGCTTATTATATGTCTGAAGTTAAGAAAATGTGGTTTAATCTTCCCGGGGAATCACATTCTGTAGCTTATATGACAGGCTTAACAAATTTGGAGGGAATTGATGCCAATTATGCTGTTAATGTTACTTCATCCGGAACTCCCGAAGCTTATACGTCTTCTCATTTAAGAGCTAGTCGTGCTACATGGGGAGATCTTAATAACGCCACAGGTTGGTATTATTCATATGGAGAAGAAGACTGGTTTACATCTGCCGCTGCAATTAATCGAACAAAGGCTGGAATTACATATTGTATTCAAAACGATTTAAGTATTTCAGCAATGGGATTAGGTTGGTGCTGGGATACTAACATAACTGCAACTGAGATAAATGCAAGCTATTTGCCAGCAATGGAAGAATATATTGCGTACTGTACCTCAATGGGCTATAATACAAAAATGTTATTTACTACTGGTCCTGTCGATGAATATACGGGTGCTATTGGTTATAGGCAACACATGAAGTATGAAGCCATAAGAAATTACGTTAATAATCACCCTAATCAAGGTTTAGCATTATTTGATTATGCTGATATTTTATGTTACGACGATAATGGGGATGTCTCTACGGCAACTTATGACAGCAGCGTATATCCAATAATTGCCACAAATAATATGGGAGGTGGGGATGTTGCACATATTGGTAATAATGGCGCAACTAGATTAGGAAAGGCAGTGTGGTGGATGATGGCTAGAATTGCAGGATGGAACGGAAGCCCACAAGATAACTCAACATATTACGTATCTAATGCGGGTAATGATGCATCTGATGGCCGAACACCTCAAACAGCATGGAGAACTATTGATAAGGTTAATGCATCTATGGGTTCCATACAACCTGGTGAATCAGTATTATTCCGAAGAGGTGATACGTTTTATGGAACAATAAATGTTACTAAATCAGGAACAGCTGAAAACCCCATAACGTTTGGTGCTTATGGAACAGGCGATAAGCCTACAATTACAGGATTTACAGATATAATGTCGGGTTGGGCAAGTGTAGGAAATGGGATATACTCAAGAGATATAATTGCTGATCAACAAACAAATATGCTTCTTATTGATGGAACTCAATATGCAATGGGGCGTTGGCCCAAAGGCACAACATACAATACATTTGAATCACATGATGGATCTCTTTCTATAAGAGATAATACATTATCATCTACACCCGATTGGACAGGAGCCGATGTTGTAATTAGACAAAATTGGTGGACACAAACACGATTTAAAATCATAAATCATGATGGTAGCACAATTGTATATAATAATGGTTCGAATCCAGACGCCGATGCGTATATGCAAGACGGATTTGGATATTTTATTCAAAATGATTTAAGCACATTATATATTGATCCTGCATATGGCGAGTGGTATCATGACGCAACCGCGCAAAAATTATATGTTTATTTTGGCGCCGAAAATCCTAATACTAAAAACGTTAAAGTAGCGACAAAAGGAAATTTGATTAATGATATAACCTCAGACTATATTACAATCAATAATATTAATTTTATAGGATGTACCTCAACGGCTTTATCGTTTCAGCCATATGTATGTACAAATATTACGATAAATGATTGTAGTATTCAATACGCCGGACTTGACGGGATATCCGAATTAGGCGAGGACGCTTCTGTGTATCGAAATACTGTTCAAAATTGTAATCAAGGAGGAATCGTATTTACAGGCGATAATGGTAGAGTAACATATAATACGATAAAAAATATTGGTCTTATTCCGGGCCAAGCGTATAAAAATGGTTTTTCCACGGCGATTCGTATAGGTTCAACAAACGCGGTGGTTAACAATAATTACATCCAGAATGTTGGTTATAACGGAATTTCTGGAGGCACCGGAACTAGCGCTTCAGTAAAATATAATTACATCGATAACGTATGTCGAACAATTAACGACGGTGGTGGAATTTATCACGGACAAAGTAATTCGGTAACTCCTCCTGGACAATGGATAATTGAATACAATATTATCTTAAATACGTACGGAAATACAAACGGAACCAGTACACCCACTACCTATTTAGGAGAAGGAATCTATCTTGATAGTTGGTGTAGAGACGCAAGCGTACGTTATAATATATGTGCAAATAACAGAGGAACTGGTATAAAAATTGGTTCGGGACGTTATAACACCATAGAAGATAACTTATGTTTTAATAATTACGAAGCACAACTATATGTTTTAGGATCATGGGCATATCCTACAATAATTGACAATACAATATTAAGAAATCAATTCATCGCAAAAGAAGCGACACAATTAACATTGAAACTTGGTTTATCCGCGTCGGACAATATTTCTAATTATGGAACTTCTAATTACAATATATATGCTCGTCCTATAGATGATGTAAGTAACTCTATTTATACAACTCAAACCGGGGGCGCAACAAATTATAGAAGTCTTTCAAGTTGGCAAACTTTTTCGGGAGAAGATGCGAATTCTAGAACATCATATACAACTGTTTCAAGTACAAACGAGATTTTATTTTATTATAACGAAACTAGTTCAAATAAAATTGTTACGACGTTAACTACTCCTAAAGTAGATGTTTCCGGAAACACTTATCCTATTGGTGATTTAACTTTAGCGCCTTATACAGGAATAGTATTATTACCTAATCCTAGCACTAATGTATATTATCTCGCCACCAATGGAAGCGATAATGGCGCAGGAACATACGAAGATCCGTGGTTTACTCTTGATCGAGCTTGGGATGATATTTCCGCGGGCGATGTTGTATATATACGAGGTGGCACATATGAATACACAACTAGTCAAATTCTCACAGGTGTGCATGGAACTTCTGATAATTATATTTACATATATGCGTATCCTGGTGAAACTCCAGTAATTACTAAAAATTCATCTTCGTTCACTTATACATCTCAGTATAATGGTATCCAATTTACAGGTAATTATTTTCACTGGAAGGGCATAGAAATAACCGGATTTACACAAGAAACCTCCACTGCGAATTATGTTGGAATGAGAATTATAAATACATCTTATTCTATATTTGAGAATATGAATTCTCATCATAATGGAATAGGATTCTATTTAATGGAACAGTCTGGCGGAACAACAACAGGAAACCTGGTACTTAATTGTGATTTTCATCACAATTATGATCCTTTGACATCTTCCGGCGCCGGACAATATGGAAACGCTGACGGTTTAGGTGTTGCGTATATTTCTAATCCAAGCTCATATAACACAATTCGAGGTTGTAGATTTTATCATAATTCGGATGATGGAATTGACATGTGGATGAACGATGGATATGTTTTAATTGAAAATTGTTGGGCATTTAAAAATGGATATCGAGAAGATGGAGTAACACACGGTGGCGATGGTAATGGATTTAAACTTGGACAAACTGATGCTTCAAAGAATACAAGTAACACACGAAGAAAATTAGTTAACTGTTTATCTGTAAGTAACTACGCCATGGGGTATTCACAAAATTCCATGGATCCTCAAATTTTGACATGCGAAGTTTATAATAGTGTTGCGTATGGTAATGTTACTGGTACAGGTTTTCAATTTAGTTGGGCTGCTGAAGGATCAACTAATAGTATATTACGTAATAATATAAGTTTAAATAATCAATCGGCGACTTCATTAGATTCTTGGATAACCAATGATCATAACTCGTGGAACGCAGGGTACGACCCATCGATATCAGATTTTATTTCTATCGATGTTTCTGAATTATACAATTCTCGTGATTCATCTGGAAACTTACCTATAATATCATTTTTACATTTAGTACAAGGCTCTGATTTAATTCATACCGGTGTAGATATATCAACACTAATATATGATGGCGAAGGAAAATTATGGAATAATCCTCCTTCATTAGGAGCATATGAATATAGCGAAGAACCATCAACATCACTACCTTATCTTTCGACAACAACTATTACAGACATATCGACTAATTCAGCAACTGGAGGGGGTAATGTTACTGATGAAGGAAGTAGTAGTGTTTTTGCTAAAGGGCTTTGTTGGAATACTAGTATTAATCCTACAATTTTAAACTCGTCAACTAA